CACGTTCTGTAACTACTACACATACCCTATTATCACTCAACCACTCCCAATTTTCAACAAATTTACCTATTACATAACTACCGTCCTGTAAGGTGGGGTACATAGAAAACCCACTCACTTGAAACATACGATATGTACCATTTCGCATATCTGGGACACTGTATGTAGGTAGTTCCTCAATATAATTGCTATCATCATAGCCCTTAAGATAGCCAGCCTGGGCTTTAATGGACACTAATGGAATACGGTCATTATCTCTATCATCTACTACGACTACTTTAGGCATTAAACTACGCCCCTCTACCTTTATAGGCTCAATAATTTCTACACGAGGTGTTTTTATTACTTCTATAGCCCCCTCACTTTTAAGCATATCGCCTTTACCCGTAAGTAACCATTCTGTATTTAATTCAGGAAAAGAATATAGAATATTTTCTATTTTATCACTACCAATAGATTTATTATTCTTATATTGGGTAGCAAAAGCCCCATTAGAAAAGCCTACTGTCTCTTCAAATTTTCTAACAGATAGACCTTTAAAGTCTATAAATTCCTTTATTCTGCTAACAGTGTTTGACATAGTGTAAAAAATATTTTATTGTAAATCAACGACATACGAAATAATTTAAAATATTTTCTACAAAATATTTTGCAGTGTAGAAAATATCTTATACTTTTGCCCCGTTAAACGAAACAAATAAAACCAATGAGCAAAAGTAATAAAAATCCTCGAAAATTCAATCCCTTAGTGGTAGAAAAATTATCTGTAAGGTTTGGATTGTCAAAATACTACATACGACAATGCCTCAACAAACACCGTAATAACGAAACCGCAGACACTATTTGTAAAGAGTACAATAACTACGAAAAACAAATCAACAGCGTATTAAACAATTAGCTATGAGTAACCTAATTAACACCATTCAGCAAACAATGTCCAGCATTGAGATTGCCAACCTAACAGGCAAACAGCACAAACACGTTATGCGTGATATTCGTGAACTCAATGAAGGTTATGAAAAATTGTATCTGCCCAAAATTGGGCTGAAACACAGAATCAGTGATTTAGGGGGTGGAAGACAAAGAAAAGACCCTTATTTCGAACTAACACGAATGCAAACATTCGACCTCCTCACTGGGTATAGTGTAGAACTCCGTATCAAGGTCAATCGTCGTTGGGAAGAGTTGGAAGCCCTTACCCATATCAAAATGCCCCCCTCTCTCAATGTTTATGGCAAGGAAGCCCTGCCCTATATAGAGTGGTTGCTATTACACCAGTACTCAGTTACCAGTGGGCAGTATTTTCGCCGCATCAAAAAACACCCCCAGCACTTCTACCGCACCGCCGAAGGCAAGTGGTATATAAATAAAGAGTTTGCCGAAGCCCTTTTGCAACTCAAAAACGGTTATCAGCAACTTACCAAGGTCCAAGGACTGCCACAAGTAGTACAATTATCGTTAAAACTTTATGAAGCATAACACTATGAAAGTAGGAAACAAAGTAAGAGTATCGCCCTTTATCACTGCCGACCCTTACGGTAAAACAGGGCAAGTAGGCGTATTAACGGGGGTATGTACCCGTGGAGATTTAGAGTTAGGCATTGTAACCTTTGCCGATGATAGCGTAGGGGTGTATGATGTAGAATGTTTAGAACCCGTAAAAGAATAAAACAATGACACCCACAATCATCGAAAAGTTACAAGCTATCCATAAAGAGCTTAACGCTATAGGGCACTACAATGCCTATTTGATTATAGAAAGTGTGCCTCACAATAGTATTACAATGGATTGCTATACTGAAAAAGTCAAAACAACAGAAGAGGAAAGAGAGTCCCTCTCCGAACTGATAGAATATATTGCCCCTTATTTTCGGAGAAGGCTCCAAAGGTTTAAAGAGAAGTAGGTACTATGCCTTTCTCTTTGAGCAAAGCTAAAATATCTTTATAGCTTTCTCTGCAACGCAAAGGGTGAAAGAGCATCTCATCCTCTTGTAAGTTCAGATAAACATCCGCACCACAACCTTTGTGAACAGACCTTTCTACAGCTACAATATGCTGTAAATTTACGAGAATAGGGTCAAAAGTAGGGTCGTCATTTACCGATACTTTCACTCTATGCAATTCAATAAAATGTTCCATACAATAATTATTTTTTAGTTTGAAGCTACAAAAGTAGCAATTTTTCCCAAGGTTGGTACGACCAACGGCGAGAAAGTTCGTAGCGGTTCGTAACCGCCTTGGGAAGCATTTAAAAACCTTTTAAAACCCATTTAAAATGAAAGTAAAAACCATTTACCTCATCAATGAGAACTTCCTTATCATCGGCAGAGAGATACGCACTACCTTCTTAGGTATAGTAGTGAAACGCGAAAAGATAGAGTATCAAAAGCCAGTGAAGTACCGCGAATAACACCACATCACGTTTTTTATATTTTGATTTTATTGTTGTTTTTTTTCCCCAAGTCAGTATGACTGTCAGCAAACCGCTGGTGAAGCAAAATCACCTTGGGGAGCAATTAAAAACTAAAAAATATGCCATACCTCTGGTTACATAATAAAGTCGCCGTCGAAGCTGAAGAGTTAGTGCCACAGCATTGGAATACGCTCAATACGTTGCGCTCGGAGATACACCGCCATAAAGACAAACCTTACGGCGTGAAAAAACTCCAATCGGGTGGCAATGGGCGCAAGCTCCTCATCGACTACGATTCTCTGCCTACCGACATACAGCACGCCCTTGGCGACCCACGCAAAGAAGGGCACCTCCTTGAGCGTTACTATGCCGTGAAAGACGAAACCATCCGCTTCTATGCGGGTTGGAAACGCCAGGGCAAACCCCTCACCGATGAAGAGATAGACCGCTATGTTATCAATGCTACTACCTTGCAGGCTCTCGTAACTCTTGAGAGTGAACGCCTTGCCGTACGCCAGTCGTTACACAAAAAAAGCCCTACCAAAGGGCTCGCCCAAAGCCTCCTTACCGATGCTTTGAGTTTCAACGAAACCCTTCCACCCAGCCGTAAGCACTCCCTACCCGAAAGCCTACGCCACTTTAAAAACGCTCTCAAAGCCTTTAAAACCGACGGACTGCTTTCAGTGATTAAAGACCCCTATGGCAAGGGTAAGCAAAACGCCCGCAAGGTAGATGAGCGCGTAATAGAAGTCCTCAAAGGCTTATTCGTAGGGCAAGAGTACAAACCTACCCCCACCGATATAGCCCGCCAATATGACTCCTTCCTTAGCGGATATATAGAAGTCTTTAATAAAGAAACTGGCGAGCTGTACGCCCCCGAAGAGTTCCCCGCCCTTAGCGAAAGCACCATCAAAGCCTACCTATCGGCTTGGGAAACTAAAATCGCCACCTACAGCCTCCGCTCTGGCAACCGACAAGCCTTTATGGGGCAATTTATCCCCTACGCCCAAACCGAGTTACCAACCAAAGCAGGCTCGCTCCTCTCTATTGACGACCGCCAACCGCCGTTTTGGTATGACAAAGGCAAACGCCTTTGGTTTTATATCGGCATAGATGTAGCCAGCCGTTGTATGACAGCCTTCGTATATGGTAAAACCAAAGAAGGTATCATTTTAGAGTTCTACCGCCAGCTGGTGCGCAACTATCACCAATGGGGCTTAAAACTACCCTTCGAGTTAGAGTGCGAAAGCTCACTCAATAGCAGTTTTTTAAACACTTTCCTACGTGAGGGCTATATGTTTCAAAAGGTGCGTGTAGAGGCTAACAATGCCCGCGGTAAATATATAGAGCGTATGTTTGGTAAGATGCGTAACAATAAAGAAAAATACGCCGAAGGTTGGATAGCACGCCCCTTTGCTAAGAACGAAGCCAACCAAGCAGGCAAAGGAGCTACTAAAATTATCCCTTACAACGAACTCGTGCAGGCACGCCTCTCCGATATAGAAGATTGGAACAACGAACCACACGATGAGCACCCCGAAGTAAGCCGTTGGGAATATTTTCTCAATAACCAATTGGAAACCCTACCCGAAACCAATTACCGCGCTATCCTGCCCCATATAGGCTACAGCGTTAAAACAAGTTGCAAACAAGGCTACATCAGCCTAAATCGCCAAAAAATGGCAATCGCCGAAGATAGCACCATACTCACTGGCGAGCCTCTTATTGAGAAAATGAAACAGATAGAAGGCAAAGAGATAGAAGTTTATTGGCTCGACAGCAACGAAGGCGACCTTATCAAAGCCATAGCCTACTGCGGAGGTCGCTATATATGCGAAGTGCAACCAATGCCAAAATTCCAACGCGCACGTGCCGAGCAAACCGAAGCTGATATGGTAGCCAAAGCCTTACAAGATGCCTACACAATGACCATCGTACGCTTTGTGCAACACCACAGCAAGCAAATAGCCGAAGTAGGCATCATCAACCGCGCACCAGCACGCCAACGCGCTTTCGTTATCCCAAGCCTCAAACGCTACGAAGCCACCAACACCTCAGAAGTCGAAATACTCACCGATTACGACTCCTTAGACGAAGACGACAAACAAATATTGTATAACCCCAGTACTGGTACCGAGTACACCCAATCTTGGAGAAACAAATACGCTATATAATGAAAATAGAAGCCCAATTCAAACAAAAAGTACGCGAAGCTATCCTTGCCGACCGCGAAAACTACGGAGGCTCCGACACCGCCTATGCCAAACGCCTCAAACTAAGTGCAGCCATTTATTCACAAATCAAAAACGGCAAAATAGACAAAGTACTATCCGACACCCAATGGCTTGTAATTGCCCATCAGCTCGGCGTGCAAGTGAACGACAACGGTTGGAAGGTAGCCCGCACACAAGTCTATACCGAAATTGAAGACAACTTGCTGTACTGCAAAACTTATAGCAAATCAATGATACTGGTAGACGACTGCGGTATAGGCAAAACCTTCTGCGCACGCCACATCGTAAAACAGCAGAAAAACGCCTTCTATATCGACTGCTCACAAGCAAAAACCAAACAACAATTCATTCGCCTGCTTGCTAAAACCATAGGCGTGGACGACACAGGGCGTTATGTCGATGTAAAAGCAGCTATCAAAATGTGCCTCCTCTATTTAGAGCAACCCCTTGTAGTATTAGACGAAGCTGGCGACCTTGATTACAACGCCTTCCTTGAACTCAAAGAACTATGGAACGCTACCCAAGGCGAATGCGCTTGGTATATGATGGGAGCCGATGGTTTGCGCGCCAAAATAGAAAGCGGCATCGCCCACAAAAAAGTAGGTTATGCCGAAATATTCGACCGCTTTTTCGACATCACCACTATAGTACCCCAAGGCACCGACGACCGCAAAGCCTTCTACATACAACTACTGGGCGATGTAGCCATTGTAAATGCCAAACAGCAAAGCGATGTAGATAAGTTAGTGCGCAAATGCCTCAACCCAAGCGGTAAGAAAGACGCTACCACCTCCGATATGAAACGACTACGTTATTTAGAAAACCTTATAAAACTAAGCTAAAACAATGGCACGAATAAAAGCAATATACGGCAAACAACTACTCGAAAAAACCTATAAAACTTTCCCTTTTGAGGGCGAATGGGCACGAGCACTGGGCAACCCCGAAGTAGCAGGATTTTGGCTCATATACGGCAAAGAAAAACAAGGCAAAACGTGGTTCTCACTCAAACTCGCCGAGCACCTTAGCTCCTACGAAACCACTATGTACATCAGTGCCGAGCAAGGCACCAGCCAAACATTCCAAGACGCCTACCGCCGAGCCCAGCTCAACCCCTCCAATCGTCGCCTCAAAATAGTACCCTATACCGAAATTACCGAGATAGAAAAAGCACTCGGCAAACAGCGAAGCCCCAAAGTAGTCATCATTGATAACACCACGGTATATAATGACGACCTTACATCACCCAAACTACGCGAGTGGATGCGCAAATACCGAAGCACCCTATTTATACTCATCTCACACGAAGAGAAAGGCGAACCCGACCTCGCTGTAGGTCGCCTCTGTAAGAAACTTGCCGAAATCGTTATCCGAGTCGAAGGACTTGCCTGCCACGTATCGGGGCGTTGCCCTGGCGGCACCCTCGTTATCAACGAAGAGAAAGCACAACTCTATTATGACACTAATATCACCCCTAACAGCTAACACCTATGAATACAATACCCCAACAAATCACCTATCGCCACGCTCTCGCCCACCAATTAGGGCTCACCTATTTGCATTATGAAAACCTCCGTTATGATTTCTATATAGATTGGTGCGTCCACCTTTTAGCTTGTCCCCCTTCGGGGGTTCGGGGGCTACACCTCAAAACCCTCCTCACCAATGACACCTTAATGAACTGGTACGACGATCAATGGTACGAAATAGTTGAGCAAGCCATACACCGACACTACGGGCAAGACATCAGCATCTACACCCCAGAAGAAATGCTTGACCTCATTAGCTTCTATGCCGCCAACATCTTAGACTACTACCCAAGCGTACTGCTAAAGAAAATAACCGCCCGTGCGGCTCGTACCGAACACTAACCGAAGATAAACCGAACACAAGATGAGAATAGAACTCAACGAAATAAGCGACTACGAGTATATCAATCGCAAAATGAGAGAGCACGCACAAGAGCTCCTCAATAAAGCCAAAAAACAAAAACGCCCCACACGATACCTCCCCCAAGGCATTAGCGGCGATAGCGTGCGATGGTGGGCAGACCTCAAACAATACGGAAAACTAATAACAAATAACAATTATCAATTATGACAGTAGATTTAACACACCTCACAGCCGAACAACTCAAAGCCGAACTACAACGCCGTGAAAAACAACAAAATGAAAACCGCGAAGCATACAAAGCCCTCGTCAATGAAGCAATTCCACAAATCATCGGTAAGCTACAAAATTATTCAGAACAGATGTCAGAAGTAAAGCTTCACACCTTTGAAGCCCTCAAAATCTTGTTAGACACCAAAAACGAAGTCTACGAGGTAAAAGGCGACCAACAAAGCCACACCTTCACCGATACCCACGGCAACACCATCACCTACGGATTCCGCGTCATCGACAACTGGGATGACACCGTCAATGCAGGCATTGAAAAAGTAAATCACTTTATTGCTTCACTCGCTAAAGACGACGACAGTGCCAAACTCGTTTCAGTAATCAACCGCCTACTCAAGAAAGACGCCAAAGGCAACCTAAAAGCCTCCCGCGTGTTAGAACTCACACGTGTAGCCAAAGAATTTGATAACCCTGACTTCACAGACGCAGTAAAAATTATTTCCGAATCCTACCGCCCACAACGTTCGGCATTCTATATCGAAGCTAACACGATTGACGAGCAAGGCAAAAAGTGTAACATACCTTTGTCACTCTCATCGGTGGACTTTCCCCCTGGTACTGACATTAAACACCTCTTCCCAGTACACCAAAAGTACGAAGAGCAAGCCACCGCATAACACTACACTTTTAGCTGTTTCGGCAGCTAAAAGAGGCTCCTCCGCCCTTAGTCCGTTCGCTTGCAATAAGAGGACGCTCTTATGAGATCCACTAAGGCGAGGAGCTATTTTTAAACAACGTTTAAACAGCATTTAAAAATGAAAGAAACCCCAATAAAACCCCACCAAATTCGCATTTTGCAAACCCTTTTAGGCAAACGCTTTAAGGACAGAGAAGCCCGCCTACACTTTGTATGTAGCTTTATTGGCAGAGAACTTCCCAGCACCAAAAACCTCACTGAAAACGAGTTTTTCGCCCTTGCCGAGCACCTTGGTTATAAGTTTGAAATGCACGCCTACTTCGATGCCCAAAACAAGCAACACGCCAAGCTGTTATCCCTATGCCACGAACTCGGTTGGCGAGATAAGGTAAACACCAAGTACGCCGACATCAAACGCCTTGGCAAATGGTTTTGTAGTAGCAAAAACCCATTCAAAAAAAGCCTCCAAAACCTCACCCCTCAAGAGGTAGGTAAAGTAAACAATATTTTTGAAAAAATGCTCACCCAACGCTATGAAAGAAGTTAGAAAATTAGCAAATGAGAAAGTTAGCAAATTAATAGCCGGTACGGCTCACACCTGCCCCCACAAGCATAAAGAGCTCCGCACCCTTGCCCACTACGTTACAGTAGAAGTAACAGCCTTATTTTGCAAGGACTGTGGCAAACAATTAACAAAAGAACAATGGGAAACATAACACGATTAAGAGTATGGTATGGGCTTAGAAAGCTCACCCCAAAAGTTATAAGGAAGCCCTCAATAATCATCGTATTTGAAAACTCGTGGCATTGGAAAACCGAAGAGAAAGTAAAGCAAATGATGAAAGTAGTACACACCCGCTACCAAACAGAAGAGGAAGCCTCAGACGCCCAAAAGAGTAAACATATATACAGCATTTGGGAAATACTTATCTTACACGACAAACGCTTCAAAAAATCACCCGAATTAGCCATACAGTACAATAGTTATGCTGATAGGAAGCAAATATCAGAAGCCGAACGCAACCTCATAGCCGACAAACTCCGCACAGAGGTTTATAGCTTTTACAACCTTAAAGAGCCACAAGGCTTGCAATTATCACTTAATTTATAACCTTTTAAACATCATTTAAAATGAAAGAAACACCCACACACTATTTTTGCCATTTAGTTGGTGGCATACAAACCAAGAATAAGCTACAAGAGCAATTCTCTTGTTTTCTCAGAGAAATGGATGGTGAACTGTACCAAGCAAAGGAGCTGGATAAAATAAAAGAATACATCATCGAAAAAGCCAATGAACTTAATGAAGAGTACCCCCGATGCAAACCCCTTAACATTTCCTTTGCACAATACGTAGAAAAAGACAAACATCACCTATGCGGGTTTGAGTTTAACGGCTTTATATTAAGACCTGCTTACTTAATTAAACTATAAAAAAATGACCTACACCGTAACTCTACACCGTACCCACACACTGCTAAAGCTCACCTACAAAAAAGGTGAGCTTTGCAAAATAGAAATCAAAAGAGGAGGGCTCAACAGTCAGCAATACCAACAGCTTGGAGCTATCCTCCCCCCACAAGAGGAAGATATAGAACGCTACCAAGAACAATGGAGAGGCAGCGTTTCTTATCGTGAGGATGTGCCAGACCCTGTAAGTCTATACGGAAAGTTCTTAGACGAATGGTTCGCCTTTTACAAACGTTTGTACGGATTTCCTCCCAAGTTCACTGGAGCAGACGGCAAAGCCCTCAAGCAAATCATTAGCTACCTGCAACAAGTATCAGCCAACGACACTGAAGCCCTTTCCACGTGGCAATACCTATTGGGCAATTGGCAGAAGATGGATGAGTTTCACCAACGAAACACCGATTTAAAATACATCAATTCACAACTTAACAAGATATTACAAAATGCAAAACGAGGTAACAGTAGTGCAAAACAAACTTACAGCACTGATTTCAAACGAGAAATTCTTAAAGGTATATTCACCAGCTAACTGTATGAAGTATAGCTACAAGCTCAAAACCATAGCTGAAGCTATCGACCTGCCAACGCCTTCCATTAGTGCCATAAGGCGAGACTATGGGGCAACCGCTTGCGAGAGCTTTGTAATGCTATGGCTTGTCTATCTCAACGAAATGCTCAACCTCTCCCGCCCTATGAGTGAAGAACAAATAAGGCTTTGCAGTAGCCAAATAATGAACGATTACGGTTACTTAAAACTCACTGAAATATCATTTATATTCAAACGCGTACTATCGGGTGAATACGGCGAATTTTACGAACGATTAGGCATAGATAAAGTGCTTAGTTTCTTTCGCCAATACGACCAAGAACGTTTCACCTTTATAGATGAACAACGACAGCGTGAACACTCTGAGTTTCGCTATCAAGAGCAAAAAAATGAAACTCCCTTAGACGACTTTAAACGCAAACTAAAAAAAGCCTACCGACTAACAGAACGAAAGACGAGAGACGATTAAATTCGACTCTCGTCTTTTGTATTTTGTAATTCGTAATTATTTCATACCTTTGCACTATAAAATCAACTCCTTAAAACCAATGCCTCTAAAAACCCCCAATAAAAAGCAGGGTTACCAGCGTAACCAACTCCTCCGCTACAAAGCCGTAATGGACGAGTTCAACCGCCACGACTATCGCTATATGCCTATTTCGGTAATATGGCGTGAGTTTATATACCCCAAGTTCTTTATATCAAGAGGCACGCTTTACAAAATTCTAAGTATAGATGTAGATACCGAGCTACAAGCCTACGCCTAATCTAAAATTTGCTAATTAGATATTCTGTATTTCACAACTGTAATACACTTCATACTCTTGGAGCCCATCATCACGGAGGGTTCTGTTCTGCGAAGTCCTAATAAGTGGGGTAACATTAGGCAGTAATGATACTCCGTGCAGTTGCTGGTGTATTTTCTCAATAATACCCCATATTGCCCACACCTCTTCTTTTTGTATCCTTGGGGCTTGCATACTACTATTGGTAAGCCTCATATTAGCCACCGTAATTTTTATCTGTACAGTTCCTATCTGTCGTTGTAGAGGTTTTTTAGTAATATCTTTGCCTAAGTCAGTGAATTGCACTTGTTGCACATCAATCAGCGCACAAGGGTATTGTACAGGCATATTAGGACTGTAATAGTCTAACTGTCCCCAGTTCTCATCTATGTGTTTAAGTTCTGCAATCTCGCTTACTTTCTGTTGTATTTTTTCTAATAATGCTTTCATTGGTGTATGCTATTTAGTAGTTCTTTCATATTAAAATTTACAATATCATTTACCATTCGTTTTACTTCTGTATGGTCGCCGATAAATTGTCGCTTGGGTATTTTTAGTTTGTCGCCTACCTTTTTTAAAGCAAGGGCTTTCCAGTGCTCTGCTTCTACTGAAAAAGCCTTTTGTGCAGCCCCTTTGCGCCCTTTAGCGGCTCCAATAGCTTTGTAGTACATTGCCCAAAAATAACGCTTCATTTTGGCTGTTACTTCCACTTCACCGCCATTGTTTTGAATATCGGCATAAGGCACCGAACTTGTCCAGCGTACAGTAGTACCTTCAATGTTGCTACGGATAGAGCGGCGCAAGGTACCTGTGCGCATCATTAGCGAGCCACGCCTATTGGGTATAAGCGTATTAATCCACTTATCATCAAAGAAAGCCTTACGCTCAAAATTGCGGTCAAACGCTTCTGTGAGCTTCACTTTGGTATCCGTTAAGATGTTATTTAAAAAGTCTTTAAACTCCATTTAAAAAAGTTTTGTGTTTATTTGCTTGTTGTTTTGTTTTTATTTTGTACTTTTGTTGCCTAAAATACATTTTACTATGGACTTACTAAATAAATATCTCAGCAAACGTGATTACTCAGGAAGTGAGGAGGATATTTACGCCCAAGATATAGAAACCTTCTATAACTTCTCTCTACTTCATAATGAGGAAGGTCGCTTTTTAGCTCTTTTAAAAAAAGCCGATAAAGAACAAAAAAGAATTACTTATGCCACAGAACAAGATGTTTTGTGTAGTGATATTTTTGTTCACCAACTTACTCTGGTATAAAACTTCTAATCATTTGTATAGTATCTTGATATAAATCAGGCATTACCTCCCTAAAAACTTCATTACCTGCAAAGGTATTTTCAAAAGCGTGGGCAATAAACTCAGCTTCCTTCATTCCATCTATACTAAAATATCTTCTTGAGTGTCCTGAACCAAAATTACTATTTAAGGACATAAGTGTATCACTACAAGCCCCTATTTGTTCCATTAAATTATGGTTATTCTCTCTCTGAGCTTCTCTCATTTTTTCATTGAGATTTCTCTGAATTTCTAAGTATCCTTTATTTCTATCTTCAACAAAGATATTACGATGTTTATCCATCACATCTTTTACTCTACTGTCTTGTCTCATTCCTATATGAGTGTCAATAGCGTGTCCAAATTCGTGATAAACTACCGCTTCTGCATACCAGTTGCTTTCTCGTCTTCTACTATCAATCGGTATTTTCACAAAATTACTTGTAGGTGAATAATAGGCTCCACTCATAGCTCTATATCCTATAGGCTCTCTAAAATACAAAGGTGTTTCTCTTGTTAAGCCTTCAAAAATACTCCTATTAACTGTTATATTTAACTGACTTTCATAAGTAGGAATATTAGTAGGTGTATATTCGGGTTCTTGCCTTTGTTGCATATTGTTTAACACCTGCTGTACCTGCCCAGCCCCTACTACTTGGGTATAGGTATTAGTGGGTGGAAATACTTTCTTTTCCTGCCCTGGGTTAAAGCGAAACATCTCCAATTTATTCTTGCCGCTCTTGCCTATCTGGGTAGTAGCAGCCTCTCCTGCCTTTTTGGCAGTTTCGGGGTTGCTTTTGGTGTTTTCACGTGCCAATACTTCTACAGCTGTACAACGGCAACGCCACCCATTAGGTGGGTAGTACTCTGTCCAAAAAGCATCGTCTTTGGGCAAGCATATTCCTGCCAAAGCGGCGTGGCTTTGCCTTACACGCTCATCACCTGCGGTGCGATATTCAAGCCAATAACGGCTCGTGTCGGTTTGCAGGTTAGCCCAATTAGCGGCACTTTGGGCACTCTGTACGGCAAACTGGTACTCGGCTTCTAAGTAGTTACGGTTGTAGGTGTTATTTAGTTTTAGTATCTCCTGTTCAAACTGATAATAAGGGCGTATATTGCCCTGCTCATCTTTTAGTTTGCTCCGCGCCTCAGTGAGTTGTGTATGGGTTTTGAGCCCTGAAAAGATAAATACATCTTTCTCTAAATAGGTTCTCATCTCATCGGGTACTTGGTGAGGGATAGCGGTGTTAAACACTTCAGCGGTAGCAGTGATAAGGTCGCGGTAAGCTTTGTATTTCGTTAAATCTTCGGGTTTGTAGGTGCCTTTCTTATGCAAATAGTCAAACGCTTTCTTAGCCACCTTAGTAAGGTCTTTCTCCCCTCTACTTGGGAGAGGGGCTGGGGATGCTAATCTTGCTTCTTGGCACGCCTGACAATCGCAAGGAGCGTATTGGTTTTGTAGGTTCAGGTGTAGTGCCCCGAAATAAGTGTCGGGGCTTAGTCGAAAAAAGCCGATAGCATCGGCAGGCTGTTTTGTGATAGTTGCAAATTGCCAGCAGGGGCTTTTTGCCCTGTAACCTCAATGCCGAACTTTTCTTTGAGCCATTCATCGGATACTTCTTTATAAGGCAGTATTTCCTTAGTGCGTGTCCACAGTTCGCCCAAGTCCTCTGCTTGGTCATACACGAGCGATAAGCCCTCTTCGGGGAGTACCCCAATGGCGTACAGAGCAGGTAGTACTTTATCGTTCATATACTGCTCTACCATTGTTTGGTCGGCATCGACAAGGGCTTGTAGCATATCTTGTGAGCTTACTTCTTTGCCTTTGCTGCCGTACTTTGTATCTTGCCCGATGATAGCCCCCGAAATGAGCAACGAAATATTATCACGGCACAGTTTTATGAGTCCGTTATACACTTCTCCTGTAGCGGGTACCCCATTGGTTGCCCACTCGAATTGCTCGGTTTCGTCAATGATAAACCAAGCAGCAGCACCCATATCGGTCATCATCTTCTCGGCACGTGCAAGGGCTTGGCGGTCGCGGGTGTTTGTCTTCATTACGCGGGGAGGTATGCCATATATCTCGCATAACTCCGACCAGCAGCTTTGGGCAAAACGACTGAAAAGTATATGCGGTATTGCCTGATTGATAAGCCCTAAGTCACCCGCCTTGCCAAAGTCTAACAACCACGTGCCGTACTCAGAGGCATTTATATAGTCTAAGCCCTTATCATCGGTGTAGTCTTTTAGAATAATACCCTTTTGCGGTATCACGTTTTGGCGGGGTACTAAAGCTACTTCTACATCCGAAAAAGGCACCTCATTACTGCCCGCAGGTGCTACCTGCCGATTGAGCTCTATAAGGGTATAGCCAAAGTACTCGCTGTCTAAAATGTGGCTTATAATCTCATTAAACCACACGGACTTTTGTAATGCTTTGGTTAGCTCCTCGTGTGTCTCGCCATTAGCCTTCTGTATGCTGAAGTTAGCCGAGATAGTCTTTAGCTTTCGGTTCTTTATTTGTGAGGTAGTATGCGCGTCAAGCATCATATCACGCACGAGATTGTAGTAGGGGAACGTTTTGGGGTTCTCTACGTTCTCTACCATTGCCACTGCATTTTTCCACGTAAGTACATCAGCACGGGTGCGCGCCATTGCCTTGGGAACGATATTGCGGGTAGGTTGCAAGGTGTTTTTCCCCGCCCTTGTTTTCTTATAGTTCTTATAGGGTTTCATTACTTGTATTTTCCTTTAATGTTAATACCTTTTTCGGTGATTAGTAACACTTCGGCACTAAAGCCGTCTGCTTCTAATTGGATGCGTATATGCCTATCAAGGGCGCGGGTAATACTGCCATTCTGTGCTTGCTGAATATTACAGCCCGTAATAGGCGACTCCTTCCACTCTCCTTGCTTGGAGAGCAAAAGGAACTCCACGTGTTGGGCGGTACTTTCATTAGCGACAAAGTCGCCCCCTACGACCTCCAAATCATATTCAGTTGTTACGGTTATATCTTTCATAATAATTGCCTATGGGTGTCCCCGTTTATTCGTGATTGTATTTTTTACGAGAACCATATACAAAAGGGGTTATTTGCTTTTCTGTTTCCTCTGTACGAGGCACAATAGGCAGCGAACTGATATTCACCTCACCCTTAGCAAGCCTTTTAAGGTACTCTATTGCTCTATCGTAACGTTCTTTGGCGTGGTCATAGATAATATCAGCATTGCACAGATCTACAATATACCACTTCGCTACCGATAGGCAAAGACTCACCACAAGAGCGTTTCTTTCCTCTCCACGCTTGGCAAAGATAGCCTCCGTATCGTATCGAGGGCGACCATCCAAATACTCTTTTTTGTCATTGGTGTAGAAGTAAGATTTTACCTCCTGCTCGGCAGTATCTAATGCCTGCAGTACTATACTCTCGTCTCCTTGGGTTATCTGCTCCACTTGGTAGGAGTAGATATTATTCTTTAAATCTTCTTTTACTAAAAACATATCAATAATGGTTATTAACTCTCGCCCCAAAAGCGTATTGGTTGCTACTTTGCCTATTGCGACCTATGAGCCATTTAAAAGCACCGTGCACAGCATCAGGTCCATCATCGTGAGCACCCGAACCCTTTTCAAAGGCTAAAAACTGGTCAATAAGCACCTGCATATCCGCGTTTTTCTGTTCACTATTGAACCATACATTTTTGCGCTCAAAATAGCCTGCAAGGCTCTCTATACGGTCGAACTTATCAGCTTTGCTGCGTTTGTCGGCTACGATAGGGATATAATACCCCCGTTTGTCGCCCTCTTGGTCAAAGTCGCTTACAAACTCGTCCATCGCAAAAAGCCCCCCACTAAAATCAAGGCTTTGTAGTCCGCATTTTCCTTATACGACAAGTCCCCATAGAAGCACAAATTATCATACTTGCTCAGCGGCAGTGCCTTTTTATACTGAATATCCTCGTACTTAAAGATAGCCCCATCTTCAATATGTGTGTGCATATACTCGCGCATAAACGAGCGGTAAGGCATACTCTTAAACTTATTACGCCAGTACTCTGCCGAAGTCTTCTCAGGCCATTCAGGGGTAAAGTCCTGCAAGTTTTTCACCGCACACACCGTAAGTATTTTAAACTCCGTTTGCGGGCTATCCTCATAACTACCCTCCTCTTTAGGGGTGCTTATTACCTCATTAAAATAAGTTTTAAGCCGGTTCGTGATTGAGTTTTTGTGGAAGTTGTTATTGGCAAATACAAAGCGTTCAGTAGCGTTGTCCTCACTGTCAAAACACCCCCATACATCTTCCGTAATATAATCTACACTTTCCCGCATAATACGGTCATTGTGGATAGACTTCTTGCTATCCACATCATCTACCACTATATAGTCGGGGCGTTCTGCTTGCTCTCGTGCCCCTCGCGGGTTCTGCCCAAAACCAAGCGACATAAATCGCACCCCGTCATTAGTAACGAATGATCCGTCCGACCAGTCCCCCGCCGATGCCCGCTTCCCGTAATCATTCTGCAAGCGGTTGTTGTGTTCCAGCTGTGCCTGTATGCCCGACAGCAGTTTCTTAGCCTTAGGTTCAGTCTCCCCCACCAAAAGCATAAAACGCAAATCACCCTTAGCAAAGTATAAGTACAGCGGTATCCCCATATCTATATGCACCGACTTCCCCGCGGAGCGGTACATCTCGGCAAGCAAGCGCAGTCGCTTATTATCTACTATCAGCTTAGCCAACTTAGCGTGAAACCACGCACACTTCTGTTTGGCATAGTTAGGAAAATAGTACTCAAACCAGCGCACATAATCACCCTCCAAGTTCTTAATACGAGCCA